CAAGGTCGGATGGCTGAAAGACTGCACCGATGCGCCTGTCTACATCGACCTCGAAGGCGATGATGTGTGGACTTGTCAAGTCTACGAATCAGCCGGCACAGCGATCACGGCGGCGGTGCTGCATCTTCACTACAGCAACAACATCGGCGGGCCGTGGTCGGACTTCATGGATCTGCAACTTCGCATCGACAAGAACACGAAGACGGCCGGACTTGTTGGCCATGTCGGACGCTATGTGCGTCTCGAAGTCGTGACGGGTGAAGGATCTGACAGCTTGCTCGATGTATTCTTCCACACACGGCGATCAGAGATCGCATCGAGCGTGATCACATGAGCTTTGTGCGATATGTGCCGCAGATGCTTGTGCCGTTCAACGAACGGGCGTATACCTATGTATTCGAGGACTACTTCTCGACGACCGTTCCGTCATGGTGTATTCAGTCAGGATCAGGCGGTTCGCTGCTTCAGTCAGGAGCTGTGACCAATGACACGAATATCGGAATGCTCGGTCTCTACACTGGCACGGGTACAACCGGGCGCATGGCGATCAACAGCCATGTAGACGGCATTCAGTTCGGATCAAACGAGTGGATATTTGAGACACGGGCAAACATTCAGAACCTCAGCGATGCGACGAATACCTTTACGACTCGCTTCGGTTTCATGGATGCGACAACAGGCGATCCGACAGACGGGCACTTCTTCCGATACACGCATGGCACGAACAGCGGCAAGTGGCAAGCCGTGACACGCATCAACAACGTCGAGACGGCGACAGATACAGGCGAGACTGCGACGGCAATGACGAACGGTTCGCCGATGCCACGATGGAAGATCATCGTGGACAACTCTGGTACGAACGTTGACTTCTATATCAACGATCGAAGAGTTGTGACGCACACGCCGAGCGGATTCACGGGAAGCTCTCGCCTGACGGGTGTCGCTTATTCGATGATCAAAAGCGCAGGCACGACGACGAGAGCGTTTTTCATTGACTACACCCTATTCGCCTGCAAACTGGGAACGCACCGATGACGGACTTCGCATGGATCATCTACGTGATTCGCAATCCAAGCAAGGCCGACGCATCGACGCAGCCATATGTTGATGAGTTCAACGCAGATCCTGCGGCGTTCGATGCGAAGTATCGGGTGTTGTATCCGCAGGAAGAGGGCGAGATCGACAGACTCAGGGCGGAGCTGGCCTAGTTCGTCGGTGTGGTACGCTTGTGACCGAATCAAGGAGATCTGACCTATGGCCGTTGAATACTTGAACGAAGGCGCTACTTCATTCGCAGCCGCTAACTGGGCGACAGTCGCAGGCGTTGCCGGATCTGGCGTTGTCGATGGTGCGGAGCTTGTGTGCCCCACGGGCGGCGCATCGGTTACGGCGGGTCTTACCTACGCAACGGCGAGCATCGCTTATCTGAAACTCGCCGAGCGATTCAGCGGCAACATCGGCACGGCGGCTACGCCGCTGACTCTCGATGCAGACGCAACCGATACCGAGTGGTCATCATCGGCGGCGACTTCAAGCCGCATCGAGCACTACGGGCCGGGCACGCTGTACATCACTGCCGGCGCAGGCAATACCAAAGTATCGAACCTTTTTCAGTTCGGCGTTGGCCGGACTGTGATGATCAACGGCATCTTCGCCAATGTTCAAGTCAAGAACGGCACGCTGCAAGTTGAGGAAGCGGCGACGCTGACCAAGGCGGATCTCTTCGGCGGATCGGCGACGATCGTCAAGAAGTCAACGGCAAGCACGACGATCAATGTGCATGGCGGAAACCACACGCTTCAGCGTCCTTGCACGACAGTCAATGTCTACGGAGGAACATTGACGATCAATGCTTTCTACGCTCAGGCTGCTTCGAGCATCAACATCTACGGCGGCACGGTGAATCTCATCGGGCACGGATCAACGGCGATCACGGCTGTGACGCAGTACGGCGGGTTCCTCGATCTGACGAGCTTGCGTGTTGACACGACGATCACGACGCTGACTCGATACGCCAATGCCCGCATCAGTGCGAAGCCGATGGGCGCAAGCATCACCGTCACCAACGACATCCGCAAAGATCCGACGATTCAAGCTTACTCATGAGCAAGATCCTATCGAAGGACGGCAAGATCGCTCAAAGCGGTTCCAGAGTCCTCGATTGGGACTATCGCTCATGCTGTTGCGATCCTCCGCCGTACGAGTTCGCATACAAGCTGCAGAACTGCTGCGATACCAGTGAGCACTACTTCGTCAAGGCTACCGGCCTCGGTGTCGAAACGATCTCAGGAACACCGAACTGCGTTCTGTTTCGAGAAGAGCGTGGATGCTTTCGTGTCAACTACACGAATCCGTACAACATTGAACGACTGCTTGAACAGGGAGTCGAAGTCCTAGACGAACCGATCGGCGAGTGCGTGCAAGAACGAAGGCCTGAGCCGGGAGATCCTCCACCTTGCGCGAACGAACAATGCCCTCCATGCGATCTGTTCTGCTGCAAGACTTTCACGCTTCCGAACTGCTACGGGGATCGAACAGGATTCCTTCGATGCAATGTTGGTGCGCGATATCGCTTTAGATATACATATAGAGTTTACGAGCGATCATGGGGAGCTTTAGGCGGTGAGCATTGCGTCACAGGTGTCGATACTCCGCCTGATGCTTACTGTCCAAGTCAATGCTTTCATGTCTACCGAGACACGATCTGGCGTAGAACTTATACTCGGACATTTGATGGAATCATCGAACGAACACCTGCTCCGTGGGGTACTCCGTGTCTTGAAATAGCCAAGACATATACGCTCACAGATACCATCGACAATGTCGCTCATGTATCAGACGGCTTCACATTCACCAACATGCAGAACGGAATGCCGACAGTCGATTCGCAAATCGTGTACATCAATGAGCGTCTTGAGCCGTACTACAGAGAACAAACATTCACGCAGGATGATGAGCCGTATGTTGGCTTTACTTCTCCGATCTGGTTTTGTATTGGTCTAGGTCAGTTTGACCCAGATAACTGCTGCAACAAATCCGTCTTCTTCGATGGGAATCCTGATCGACAACCAGATGAGCCTTTATATCAAACAAGAGACACGATTAGAAGTGAGATAGATTGCCTGTCAGGCTATTCATTCAGGCTCGAAGAGACGAGAACGATGAACTGTCTAGGCAGTCTTCCACCTCGAATCGCAACCGGATTGAAATATTACGAGAAAGAAATGTCGTTCAGATGGAATATCACTCCGCTTCCGAGTGATTATTGCCCGACGCTTGAAAATCTTCGAGGCGCATTGCCTGAGCCAGAGCAAATCAACAGACAACGAAATGGCGGACATCCGCTGCCTGAGATTCCGCAAGATCCTGAAGCGTTGAAGTGGCAAAGAAATCTCACAAAAGGATGCCACAAGTGCCGAGCTTCATTCGGCCTGTGATAAGGTGAAAGCATGAGCATCGCAAGGCTTCTCGAAGGCGGACTGGATCGCATCGTCGAACTCGCCAAGGCGAACCAGCTCGAACATCGCTTTCTATGGGTGGCATTGAAGGGCGCATGGAAGTACGCTCGTGCCGTGGCGATCGGCGATACCGCAAGCCCTATCGAAGAGATACACCGCGCGGCGATCTGCGCACGATGCGATGCGCACGATGTCGTCGAGACATCGAAGGCGGGCGTGTGCGCCGGCTACTGCGGCAAGACCGAGACGCACGGTGCGAATCCTACTTGCGGATGCTTGGTGACGATGACGATCAACGGCAGCATCGAGGCCGCCGGTAAAACCAAGGTCGCAAGCGAATGCTGCCCACGAGATAAATGGAACGCAGCGCCCAGATGGAACGAGTGAAATGCAACACGACGAAACGCTCATGCTTGCCGTGTCGGATCTGCATTGCGGATCTACGGTCGGCCTGACTCCGCCAGACTTCCCCTTACTCGATGACGGAGCATGGAAGCTGAACAAGGTGCAGGACTGGATATGGCAACAGTGGAGCGGGTTCGTTTCGTGGGCGAAGACCTACGCCGATGATCGCCCTCTGGTGCTGCTTCTCAACGGCGACCTGATCGAGGGCGTGCATCACGGCACAAAGGAAGTCGTGCACGCCGATCCCGGCATTCATGCTCGCATGGCGGTCGAGTGCCTGCTACCGCTTGCACGCATCGCAACACGCATCTACGTCGTGCGTGGCACGGGTGCGCATGTCGGGCATAGCTCAGAGGATTCGATCGCTCGCACGCTCGGCGCAGTCAGCGACGGCGGAATCTTCGCCAAGCATCACTGGCTATTCCGTGTGCAGGACACGGTAGTCAGCGCAAAGCATCACATCTCGACATCGAGCAGGCGAGCCTTGCGAGGCACAAGCCTAAGCATCAATCTCGAAGAAGAGCGGGCCGAGTGCGCTGCTGCGTCGTACCAGATGCCGGATCTGCTGATCAGATCGCATCGGCATGTCTACGGGCATTACTCAACCGAAGAGTCTCAGATCGTTGTCACGCCCGCTTGGCAGGCGCTGACAAGCTACGGCTGGAAGGTTGTGCCGAATGCCGTCCCGAGGATCGGCGGCGTGATGATTGACTGGAATCTATCGAGCGCACCAGTAGTCGTGCCGTGGACACGCACACCCGAAAGGAATCGAGTATGACGCAAGCCGAGCTTATAGAGTTCATCAGGACACGTTCCGAGGCGGCGGACGGCTTCACCGTTGGCCAGATCGCCGAGAAGCTAGAGACGAGTCCTAAGACGATCAGAGCGATCCTCACGCCGATGATGAAGCGCGGAGAGCTCGATGCCGTCATGGTGATGATCACCGACGCATGGGGTCGCCGCTTCAAGGTTCCCGGCTATCGGGTCAAGTCCTAGTCGAACGGATCGAAGAGATCCGAGTATTCGAGCAGCTCGCTCGGTTCCATCGGTCGATCACCGAGGAGATGACCGTAGGTATCACGCAGGAGCGGATCTTTGTTGATCTCGTCCCAGATACCCACGGCGAGTTTCTGTATCGCGCTGACTTCCAAGCGAATCACTACTTCACGCTCGAGCTTGAGGATTTCCGCCACTTCATCGAGCGTGGTGTAAGCGCCTGAGCCTCGCTTCCTGCGACGGCGTTTGATCTTCGGCGTTTCGATTCGACACCTCCGGCCTCTCTTCCTCTCGGTGTCGCTCGTGCCGCAACCGCTGCGGCTGATTGAACGAGCTCAAGTCCTTCGGTCTCGATAGCATCCATGCCACAGATCGCCAAGAATATCACTCCATCCTTGACGATCCCGCCTCGACTGATGCACAGGAAGTCGATCTGCGAATCGTCAACCCACACGCCTGCTTTTGTGAAGGCATCGAAGACGCACTTGGCGAAGTTATCGACATCACGGCGGCGACGATCAGGCGGGCACAGGATCATCACGACGGCAAGGCGCTCAGTCCTCGCCGTCACAGGCCCGATCAGTTCCTTGATCGCTTCCCGGTACTTGCGGCCCGCTTCGGCGATGACCATGTGATTGCGGAACTTGCGGTAGTAAGCGTTGAGACTCGGCGGCCAAGGTATCTGTATCACGGATTCGCCTCGCAGTCATGATCGGGTTATTGGCATTGGGGATGCGCGTGCCGTCTTTGCATCGGTTGGTGCGGCTGATGGCTTCGACAAGCGGCGCATAGTCGAGCAGATCAAGGTCGATATGCTTCTTGATATAAGCAGTGCGCCAGCGCATCACCTCGTTTGCAAGCAGGGCCTTGTCAGCTTTCAAATCCAAGACGACCTTGCGTAAATCGTCGATCGTGTTCGCCGCTTCCTTCCATTCCTTGAGCGTGACGACCTTCTGCCTCGGGCGCAGTCGCTCTCGATCCGGCGCAGGTTCTCCACGCTTGCGTGCTTCGAGCTTCTCGCACTTCTTGCGGTAGAAGTTCATCAGCGCATGAACTCGCCGATACGCATCGACCGACACCATCTCGGGCTTGTCGCTCATGTCTTATTCTCCGATACAAGCGAGAAGAGTCGTGAACGCATACGCCGCGACCAAAGGGACAACGCCATTCCCACATGCTCGAAGTCTGTCCACCCTCGAGGCCATCCCATCATCCACTCTGTGAATATTGGATTGAGTCTCTGACGACTCCCAACCTGATCTCCCAGCTTGTACTTCCCCGCTGCTCCCTCTCGAATTTCCAATGTCCCGCCCTCCCCGTCGCAAGCCGCTGGAGTTTGCCAGTTTTGAGATCGATGGGGCCAATTCGGGATGTTGCTCGAGAATTCCTCGCCATGCGTCGAAGTCTTTTGGTCCTGGTGGGAAATCTGGAAGTTTACTTCCGTCGCTTCGCTCAGTTGTCCTCTCCGTTGGCCTAGTTTCGCCGATCCACAGTGATCGGTTGAGCATGGAGTCGGCCAGTTCTCGACCACATCCATGATTGTCGGATTCTTTCTTGATCCTCTCGGCTCTCCGGTTAGGACTCTCGCTTCGGCCGCCGCTGTTACGGTTGGCCACGCCGAGAATAAAGAGTCGTTCGCGTCGATGCGGCGCGCCGACTTCCTCCGCTGTAAACAATCCCGCCGAACATCTGAAACCCATTTCTTGTAGATCTCGGAGAACGTCGGAGAGTCCGAGTGTGAGATGACCTGCGACATTCTCGAAGAACACGAAGCGAGGTTCGATCTCCTTAGTGATTCGACGGATCTCAGGCCATAAGTGTCGCGAATCATCTTCACCAAGTCGCTTACCTGCGCTTGAGAACGGTTGACACGGGTAGCCGCCAACGACGAGATCCACGACTCCACGCCACGGCTTGCCGTCGAAGGTTCTAAGGTCGCTCCAGATAGGACATGGAGCCAACGCTTTCTCTTCCATGCGAGCCGCCAGGATTGCGGCCGGGAAAGCTTCGCGTTCAACGAAACATACTGCGCGAGCCGCTCCGTTTGTTGCGAGTTCAAGTCCGAGGTCAAGACCTCCGACTCCTGAGCAGATTGATAAAGTGTTGATGGTAGGTAAATCCACATTCACAGCTCCTGTCCTTTCAGATTCATGCCCTTCAGAATGCCGGACTTGTTGGTGGCGATGACTGCATCGTTGATCGCCTCGGTGCGCAGTCTCGATCCATCAACAAAGTAGAGCGCGCGCCATGCCGTCACTTCAGCGAGCAAGATCTCGCACGACTTGCGCAGATCCGCCATCGACTGCTGCGCCTGCGCCATCGTCGGCAGGATCTCATGCAAGAGCGCCTGCAAGTCCTCACGTGTCGGTTCACTTTCATTTGTCATTATGCTTCCTTTCATGACATTTTCTGCACAATGTGACGAGATATCTTTCATCACAAAGCCAGCCGTGCTCATATGTCAGGTGATGAACTTGAAGATTGAATCGTGATCCGCATTCACGACATCGAAACCAATCCCGGCTCTTTACTTTTTCTCTCAGTGCTTTCCATTCTTCGCTTTCTAGGAACTCTGAATAAGTTCCCCATATCTCAAACGACAACAACGGCTTCTTTCGCAATCTATCGAATGTTTGACTCACCCATGGATAAGCATCAATCGCCTGTTCAATCGCTTCATGAAGCGATCCGTATTTTTCTTTTATTTTGCTGTGTTTGATCCAGTGGCTTCTGGTTTCTTGACCTGTATCTGTGACCTTATCAGCGCATAAACTACATCTGTATTGAAACATGGGAACGTCATTCGATGACATCACTACGGTGAGGATTGGCTTGTGACTTTCTAGCCCATCTCTGATTCTCTTCAGATGCAGCTGTTTGTCATTCCAATCTTCCAGACTCCTCATCGTTCTTCCCTTCAATCGTGGTCAAGGCAAGCGCCTCGACCTTGCTCATCATGTGCACGCTTGCGATCCACAGCGCAACTTCGAGCGTCGTGCCTTGATGCGTCTTGCGTTTCTCGTCGAACATCAGCGCGAAGCTGATCAGCTGCGACATATCAAACTTCGATGTGAACTCGTCAAGCTCGGCCCGCATCTGATCGGACGAGGCGACCATGAGGGAGTAGGCCTTGCGTGCTCGTTTGATCTTGTCGTTGTCCGGCATCCGTGCCAGTCTACTCGGATTCATTGCTTCAGTGCATCTTGAACCTTCGACCAGTATTCGAGCGTGGCATCCTTTCGATGACCACGAGGCCCGCCGTTGTGGATGCGGGCGAGATCCTTTGCGCTCTTGCCTTTGCCATATCGACTCAGATATGCGATCACCACACGCCGGGCGTACTTCTCATCCGTGCGGCAGTCCTCGTACTTGCCGGCCTTCAGCGACGGGTCGTACTCGCAGGCATCCTGCCAGTACGCTCGCCAGATCTGATACATGCCGATCGCCTTGCCTCCGTCGCCGTCCTTCACATTCGGATCATCGGTCGATTCGACGAATCGAATCGCATCGAGAAGCGCATCGGTCAGCGCCGGCGGCCTCGGGCCTGCGAACGCCGCAGCGTTGAGCGATGCGACAATGATCATGGCGTAGATGGTTTTCATGACTGCGCCTCCTTCTCGGCTTGCTTCTCTTTGGCATAGTCCTCGCGCTCGGCGGCGAGCTTCGCCCGGCGTGCAGCTTCGCGCTGCACCTCTTCGACGGTCGGTTCGCCGAAGCGATCTTCCATCATGCGCAGCACATAGTCCTCGTGGTCAATCGCTCGGTCGCTCGGGTAGTCACGATAATGATCATTCCACATGGCTTACATCCTTCCTGTAAACTTCCTCTAAACTTCCAGAACATTGCGCCTTGTTTGCGCGTTGCAGAGTCTATATCGGCTGTCGCCGCGCGTCAACTTTAGCCAAATAAGAAAGACCCCGACGAGGCGATTGTCGAGGTCTTCCTTGCTTCCTTGCGGTAGCTTTTTGCCGATCACTCGATCCGGTCGGCTTCGGATTCAGGATCCACTAGACCACGGCGCAATGTCGCCGTGAAGCTTGGTATACAGGCGCATCGGATATAGCAGCGATGTGTGGCCTGCTTGACCACAAGCAAAGGCGATCTGCTGCAGCGTCAACGCCGGGCAGTCCATGTCGTGATGCGCTCGCATCAGCGCGAATACGTGGCCTCGCGCTACCGTCGCTCGATGCGTTCTCGGCGCTCGGAATATCTGTGCGCTGTACCCTGCACGAGCAAGCGCCGCATCTCTGATCTTCGTCACATACGATCGGGGAAGTGTGGAAATCATGCGACACGATACGCCTCGACTTGACAGCGGGCAAGCGGGCGGATATCTTTCTCGCATGACAAATATCAACCCGACGCTCGGCGATCTCATTCGTGCATGGAAGGCTCAGAAGTTTCTACTCGAAGAGTGCGAGGCGCAGTCGAAGTCGGCCCGCGCATTGCTCGCCGATATGGAGGCGGACATTCAATCCAAGATGAAAGATCTCGGCATTGAGAGCGCATCTGAAGATGGCGTGTCAGTCACTACAAAAACCAAGTGGCGAGCCAAGTACGAGCCCGAGCTGTGGGGCGATATCGTGAAGTGGGCGGCGAGCTCCGGACTTGACTACGTCGTACAACGCCGCCTCAATGATGCAAAGATTATGGAGCTTGTCGATAACGGCGTGCCGTTGCCGCAAGGACTCACAGTCGAAAGCTATAACGATCTCGCATTCCGTCGCTCGTAAGCGACACGAGATCAAACGCGGCAGGGCCCGATCAGCGTGGATCGAGCGGGCGGAGATTGAAGCGTATGAGTACAAAGAACATCACCAAGCACAATCAAGGCGAACTCGCACCGAGCGAACTGCCCGACGATCTGCGCGGCGGCTTGACCGTTGAAGGCGGCGAATCCTCGCCGCAGCTCGGTCGCATCGCCATGTATCAGGGCACCTCGCAGGAGCAGCAGAAGTACGGCGAGGGAGTGTTCAAGCGCGGCGACTTCATCGACGTGCTAGAAGGCCGCAAGCTCGTCACCTCGCGCATCGTCGTCGTGCATTGCGAAGTCATTTACCAGCGCTGGGACAAAGATCAGGCTCGCCCGGCCTACACCTACACACACGCGCAGCGCAACTTGATCCCTGCCGAGGATCTCGAATGGGACGGCGAGCTCCCGCCCGCCTGCGCGAAGATGTATCGCTGCATCGTGCTCGTTGACGGCGAGCCTTGGCCGTATCTCTTCATCGTCAAGCGCACGATGATGAAGGCCTTTGATCACCTGCTCGCGCTCGAAGCGCGTCGCACGGCGACGCAGCGCGGATCAGGCCTGTACGAGCTCGGCGCTGAAGATGAGAAGAACGCGGCGGGCAATAGCTACAAGCGCCTGACCGTTCGCCCGGTCGGTGATATTCCCGCTACGATGTTCGATGTGTATCGCGCCGCGAAGCGTGGCATCGAGTCGATCCGCGCCAAGGCCGCGCAGGACGAAGAAGGTTGGCTCCCGATCTGATACCCCCTTTGCGTCGTGTTGACGCATACCCGCAGGCCGTCGCATCGGAAGATCGGCGGCCTGATTCCTCCCCCCAACAAGAAAGGAATAGCAGATGGAAGCAGGATCGTTTGCCTATCTACGCCTGAAGATCGTCGGTGAAATGGACGATCCACGCGAGCCTTTCTACGACGGGCCTCGCAAGATCTGCGCACCAATGAATATTCGCGGCGAGATCATCGAGCCCGTGACGCTCTACTACATCAAGCCCGAGCAACTCGTCAGCGTCGAAACAGTCAAGGTCGAGCGCGATGCGGCAAGGAGCAAGGCATGACGCTCAAACTCTTCGCGCATCAGGAGCGATGCGTACGGGCGATGATGATGAACGCGCGATACGGCCTGTGGCTAGAGCCCGGCATGGGTAAGACCATCACCACGCTCGAAGCGATCAGGCGCGATGCCGAGATGAACGGCGGCGCGATGCGCACCGTCGTCGTGTGCCCAAAGTCGATCATGTCGAGCGCATGGATGAAGGACGCGCAGCACTTCAAGACCTCGCTCGATGTGCGCGTGCTCGCATCCGACTCGCCTGCGAAGCGAATCGAGAACATCGAATCGAGGAGCTGGAATGTCGGCCTCATCAACTTCGATCAGTTCAAGATGCTCGCGGCGAAGCTCATCGAGTCAGGCGTGAAGCGCCTCGTGATCGACGAATCATCGAAGATCAAGAACCACGATAGCCAGATCACCAAGGCGGCGATCTGGTTTGCGGATCGCATGGACTCGGTGTGGTTGCTGTCCGGCACGCCTGCGCCGAACTCGCCGATCGAATACTACGGGCAGATCCGTGCGATGCGCCGTGACATCTGCGGCGATCTCTACTGGAAGTGGGTACATTCGATCGCAACGGCACGCAAGGAACGAGTCTGGCACAAGCCGCGCAACGCAAGGCCGCGCCAGATCGAAGTCATATCAGGCTGGTCGCAGAACGAGGCGCAACGCATCGAGCTCGAACGTCAGCTCGGCCTGTGCAGTATCGCCATGCGCAAGGTCGATGCGATCGATCTTCCGAAGCAGCGGGACATCGTGCGCGTCGTGGAGCTCGATGAGAGCGAAGCGAAGATGTACCACGATGCGGCGCATCTGTTGCGCGTGCAACTGCGGCAAGGCGACAGTGAGAAGATCAACGCCGAGGCCGCACTGATGAAGCTGCGTCAGATCACTGGCGGATACTTCATCGACAACGGAACGCCGATCAAGATCGGCGGATCGAAGCTCGATAGCCTGAATGAACTGCTCGACGAGATCGGCCCGCAACCGTGCCTGATATGGGCCGAATTCCGGCACGAGATCGACGCGATCGTCGCGCTCTGCAAAGAGCGCAAGGAATCGACCGAGTACATCGACGGCAGAACGTCAGGCGATGCAGGCTCGATCGCCTCGCGGTTTCAGGCAGGCGAGATCCAGCGCTTGATCTGTCAGCCGATGGCGGCAGGCCACGGCATCACTCTGACCAAAGCGCATTATGCGATCTACTACTCGCTCGGCTTCAGCTACGAACTCTTCAAGCAATCCCGAGATCGCATCCATCGGGTCGGGCAGGATCAGCCCTGCACCTACTACATTCTCACGGCTGAGGACACAGTGGACGAGGCGGCGTACGGTGTCGTACGCGGCAAAGGCAAGGTGAGCGATGCGCTGCTCGCCGTTCTATCGGGTAACATGAAGACCCTGAACTGAAAGGAAAAGCATGGAAGCGGCAAGTTTCATCAACGCAATATTCGCACCCGATGATGTGATCGAGTTTCGGATGCTGCCCGGCGCGTTCTCTCGTTGGTGCAACGCGGGCGACTTCGCTTCGATCTGGCCGAAGCTCATCGAAGACAATCGAGCGCAGAATGTCTACTTCGGGCCGAACCCGCGCATTGCATCTGGTAAGAAGACCGACGCGGATACAAAGCTCGCTCGCTGTGTGTGGGTTGACATTGATAACTTCGACGATCTCAACTTCGTGCTGCGCACGCTGAGCGAAGCAAGCCTGCCTGCGCCGTCGTTCGTGATCGCGTCGGGCGGCGGATTCCATGTCTACTGGATGTTGGACGAACCACTCGAAGATCTCGCACGCTGGACACGCATCCAGAAGGGCTTGATTCAACGGCTAAAGGCCAACGGGCTCACGCAAGTAGACGGCGCGATACACAATCCGTCGCGCATCATGCGACTGCCGGGAACGATCAACCAGAAGCGCGATCGCAAGATGTGCGAGGTGATCGTGTCTGGCATCGGCACTTCGTACGATGTCGCCGAGTTCCCTGAAGTCTCAGGCGACACGCTTGAGCTAGCCGGCTACGCCGAGGGCACGCGCACGCTCGAAGACTTCGCGCCGAGTAGCAAGACGATCGAGTTCATCAACGGCAAGGTCAAGCCCGGCGAGCGCAACAACACACTCTTCTCGGCGGCGTGCGAGTTTGCGGCGAATGGCATCGCATGGATCGAGGCCGAGAAGATCCTCACGACGGCGGCGCTGAAGTGCGGGCTTGGACTCGATGAAGCCTCGCAAGCGATCCGAAGCGGATACAGCAAGCCGCGCACGATCAAAGTCACAGCGCCAGATGCAGGGACGATCATGGATTCAATCGCGCAGAACGTCGCGGCGACTTTCGAGAGTGCCGATCCCGAGCCTGTAAAGCCGTCAGGATCGACGGGAGAAGCCGCGCCGTGTGCAAGTCAGGCAGATCCGCAGGACGCTCCAAAGACGATCCCGCTCATCTCGAACGGATGGAAGGGCACGATCGTCGATGAGAACGGCAAGGCAAAGACGATCAACTATGTCAGGCCGATCACGGAGATCGGCGAACATATCCTCAAGACTTGCGACGGTTGGCCGAAGGCCGTGGGCGATGCGCTATTCGTGCTCGATAAGGTCGCACACAAGCCGCGCGTGAGATACATGAACAAGACGCAGGAGCTGTTCGCGTGGCTACAGGCCAAGGCCTACACGCTCTGGATCGAGGGCGAAGGTCGAATTCGTGGAGTAGCAGGCGCAGCCGGCTGGCAGACTGCGGCGACGAAATCCGAAATCCTCGAGCACCTGATCAAGACCGTGCCAGATCGCTACGTCGCCGTCAGCGAGCTTCCGCACGAGCCGGCTATGCCGGGAATGTTCTATGTGCCGATCGACTTGCCGCCTGCTACTGGTCAGCATCTTGATGAGTTCGTCTCGATGTTCAACATCGCAAGCGATGATGATCGACTGCTACTCAAGGCGGCAGTATGCACTCCAGCTTGGGGCGGAGCGCCGGGAACGAGGCCCGGGTTCCTGTTCGAGGCCGACGGGCCCGGCGCAGGCAAGACGGCGACGGTATTTGCTATCGCTCGCATCTATAACGGTGCGCACTTGGTCAGTGATCCGAAGATGCCGTGGAACGAAACCCTCAAGCAGATGTTCAGCGGGCCTAGTGCGTCGGCGCGAATGCTGGTATTCGACAACGCCAAGGAAGTAGTCGAAGGGCAAGCGATCGAGGCCGCGATCACCGCGCCGACGATCTCAGGCTGGAAGGCCTACTTCGGCACGATTCAACGCCCGAACGATCTGACGGTCATGATCACCAGCAACAACGCGCAGACTTCGGCGGACATGGCGCAGCGCGTCGTCGTGATCCGAATGGGCGAACCCAAGAAGGGCATCGACTGGCAGGCCCGCATGGATGCCTTTCTCGCCGAGCATCGCCTCGACGTGTTGGCGGATGTGCTCGCGCTGCTCAAGGCCGCGCCCAAGTACAGGCCTGACCAGATCCTCGGCGACCGCTTCAGCGGGTGGCAACGGGCGATTCTCGCCAAGATCGACGGCGCTGATCGACTGAGCAGGACGATCTTTGATCGTCGCGAGGCGGTCGATGCCGATAGCAAGCGCGGCGAAGAGATCGCACGCCTGATCTACGAGCTGGCGACGGTGCGCGTCGGGGCATCGCGCTACTTCGATCTCCCTGCCTATACCCTCTGGCGGCGCTTGTGCGACGTGGGGTACTGGACGAACGAACGCCGCCTCGAAGTCGATGCCAAGTCGATCGCCGACTGCTCGAAGTGGGCACAACGCAAGGTGGCCCGATGGTCTGGCTTGTTGACTGCTGTCAAGACTGAATCGGGCGAAGTGCGTCGCGTCATGACTCCGCGAGAGTCAGGCGGCGACGGCGCGGCGGTCAAGTCGGCGGTGCTGCGGTTCGATCTCAGCGTCTTCGAGCGCCACTTCAAGCCCGAAGAGATGCCGGTCACTGACCGATACGGGAACGAGATCCCGATCTAGCCGAACAAACTCCGTACCATAGTGCACATACTGGTATGGAATGTGGTAGCACGCAGCGTCGGGTATCCGGCGCTGTGTGCGTTTTTGCGCTGAAATCGAGGGTAGATGGTATCCGTGGACGGCTGGGACGGCTGAGACGGTACCTGCAAACTCTCTATACCTACTCTATTTATCTTTTACCCTACAGGGTTTTAGACTACTGTCTCAGCCGTCCCAGCCGTCCATAGGAAGAATAAGCGGTTATCGGACTCTCACACCTATGGGCTGTTTTCCACACTGGAAATATTCTGATTCGACTGGACTTGACAAGGCAGGAGCGCCGATATATGCTCTGTACATGAAACGCGATCGCAATTCCGCGACGCGAACCGGAGACTTCCGATGACGACTGCTTCGATCTGCTTGTACGGTGCTTCTCACTGCGGCTTCGGATTCATCGCCGATATCAACGGCGAACTGATGGGAGACGGATCGCTCCGATCTGATCTTCTTTCGCAAGCGATCCGCGACGCGGCGATCGCTTTGTCTTCCAAGGTCTCGCCTTCGACGATCGTTGCGATCTTCGCTCCCGGTGGCGAGGTCTTCGCGAAGATTGAGCTCTCTAAACTCTCCGGATACTTCATGCAAGACCTCGTGTGGTATCCGGCTCCCCAGATCAAAGTCAGCATCGCCTGATATCGCTCGCTGACACGCCGGAAGGCGTGATCGGCGGATTCGCCCGGCGCATGGTGCGCAGGGAAGCATGAAAGGGAATGAAGATGGAAGATGTCATGACAGCGATCGAAAGTGTGTACGACCGCCTGCGAGCGGCGCAGGAAGAGAACGCCAAACTGCGCAAGCTTGTCGCCGACTACAAAGAGCTTTATGAGGACATGAAGGCGCACCGTGACGAGTGCTTCAAGCTCGCCAACGAGTCGATCCGTGAGCTTGATGCGATGCGCAGTCACATCAAGCTCGAACTTGATGCGATGCGCAGTCGCATCGAAGATGCGCTCCACGGAGGTGCAGCATGAAGGACACCGTCTTCATCGTCGAGTGGTTCGGCATGACCGATGTCTTCGCTTCCAAGGAAGAAGCCGTCGAAGCCTACAAGGATGAGAAGGTCGGCATGGAATGGTTCGAGAAGCACGGGCGATACGTCCCGGCAACCGACTCACGTGTCCACCACATCGTGAAGTGGTCGAAGGCCGCTGAGGATCTACTGAAGAACATTCAACCGTGAGCCTACGTCGGTTCACGCTCGAAGGCGGACGTCCGTGCCGCCTAAGAGCCTGCACCGATGCGGGAGAATGGAAAGCACTCATGGACGATTCGCTAGTCGATTACATCGGGAGAAGACTCATGCAAGACATCAAGAACGCCAAGGACTTCTACGCCGCTGAAGATGTCATCGACCCACGATCAGCGCCGCCGAGCGGCGAGGCCCGGCGTGCAGGCGATCACCAGATCAATCGCATCGTCGAAGAGCTGACGCTGGCGCTCGGATCGGCGGGAGAAGCACGCCAAACTCATCTGCGAACTGCCCGTGTTTTACTGGCGATGATCGCACCGAGAGACTAAACTCTCCAACGCTCGGACGTGGTGCGCAGGGAGAGCCTGCGACCTATCCCCCCCAACGCCGTCCTTCCATCCGGCGCTCCTTCGGATAGCATGAATCACCGAGCAAGCGCAGAGCCCAGTCCCACGGCTGGGCTCTGTTGTTTTTGGTGCGGTATATTCGAGGCATGAAGAACACTACCTATTCGGTCATCGGCATCGCCGTCGTGCTTGCGCTTGTGCTCGCCTTCAGCGGATGCTCAGTCAAGAGCGTGTCGCCCTTCTCCGGCAAGGAAGTCACGGCAGAACAGCTCGCCGCTGAAGCGAAAGTCGAGGAAGTCAAGATCGCCAAGGAAGCGACGACGGCAAAGGCCGAAGCCGATCGCAAACTCGCCGATGTTCAAGCGGCACAACGCAAGGCGAAGAGTATCTTCGACCGTGCCGTAGCCAAGATCCAGGATGACGCAAAGGCGCAGATCAACGTCATCGCAGGCGAGTACGAGCAGAACACGCTCGAAGTCGATCGCATCACGGCGCAGATCGTCAGCGACACGACGGCGAAGATGGCCGAGCTCGACGCACAACGAGCGGAGAATATCGAAGCGGCCAAAGCCACACTCGCCGATATCGAGGCGAAGCAGGCGAAGTACGAGACTCTCCTCAGCGTCGGTCAAACGCTCGCCGCAGGACTCGGGCCGTACGGCGGCATCGCCGCAGGTGCGCTCGGTCTTGGCGGCATCTTGTTCGGCGTGTCGAAGCGGCGTGATGCACAAGCGGCGCACGAGAACGCCGGACGAATCATCGACGCTATCGACCTGCTGAAGGATCGCAAGCCCGAAGTCGCTCAGGCATTCAAGTCTGAGGCCGAGTTCCTGAAGTCATGGATGGGCGACAAGGCCGTCCAGTACGTCGAGAAGGTGCAGCAGTCATGAATGAGCAAAGTCTCACTGAGATGCTGATCGAAGTGCGTGACAGCGTGCGTGAGATCAAGCACAACCAAGAGATGATGCAGCAATCGCATCAGCAGACTCACTCGGAAGTAGTGCGCTTGCGTCGTATCATCACTGGTGAAAGCGAGCCGGAACGCGGCCTCGTGCTTCGCGTGGATCGCTTGGAACAGCGGCAGGAACGCTCATCGTTCCTTTCGCAAACTGCGATAGGTGCGGCGCTTACCGCAATCGTCGGCGCGATGATGGCGGCGCTTGGGTTCAGGCAGTAGGGGCTTGGGGGTCAGGTACTACGAAAGGATGAAGGAAGTGAAGGAACAACACGCACTGCATTACATCGCCGAGAGCCTGCGGCCTCTCGCGATCGAGATCTCGAAACTGATACCAGATCAGGCGAACGCGCGAAAGCACAACGAGAAAAACATGGATGCGATCGTTGCAAGCCTCTCGCGGTTTGGGCAACGATCGCCGATCGTCGTGCAACGGCAAGGCATGATCGTTCGGGCAGGCAACGGAAGACTCGAAGCGGCGAAGCGTCTTTCATGGTCGCACATCGCGGCGGTCATCGTCGATGAAAGCAGTGTCGATGCTACGGCGTTTGCGATTGCCGACAATCGCACGGCTGAACTTGCCGAATGGGATGACAGCGTACTCGCTGGCCTTCTCGATTCACTTGATCCCGAAGACCTCAAGGTCACTGGCTTCAGTGAGAAGGATCTTGAACTCATCTTGAACGATCAGATGCCGGAGCCTGTGCAGGATGAAGTGCCGGAGCCGCCTGCCGATCCGATCACAAAGCCCGGCGATCTGTGGTTGCTCGGCGATCATCGACTGCTGTGCGGCGACTCGACGAAGGCGGAAGATGTCGCGCGGCTGATGGATGGTGAAAATCCAAGGCTTATGGTAACCGATCCCCCATATGGCGTTGCATACGAAGGTGGTCAAGTCAACACTAAGAAGCGTGAGAAGTTACAGAGTGACGATATGCCTGATGTGTTTGCGCCAGCGCTAGCCTGCGCAAAAACCATCATGCCACAAGGTGCTTGGTATATCTGGCATGCAGGAAAGTACGCCGAGCCGGTCTATGCTGCAATCAGGCAATGCGGATATGAAACACGATCTCTGATCGTATGGCACAAGCTGAAAGCACATTATGGCGCACCAAGCGCTCACTACTGTCAGAAGCATGAGCCATGCTTGTATGCCGTGAATGGATCTGCTGGATTCATAGGGCCTTCGAATGAGGTGACGGTATGGGAAATCGAGCAACCCAGTCGGAATGAGTTTCATCCGACACAGAAGCCAATCGAGTGCATGGCCAGAGCGATTAGAAATCACGATGCTACCGTGATATATGATCCATTCTTAGGATCTGGCACAACTCTCGTGGCCGCTGAGCAACTAGGTCGCAAGTGCTATGGCATTGAGATCAGCCCGCAGTACTGCGATGTTATCGTCAAGCGATGGGAGATACTAACAGGCAAGAAGGCAACGCTCGCATGACTGACCCAAGCGACATCGTGCATTCGGTGATCGACGGCAGGAACACGCGCGCCAACGTCCGGCTCGTCATCGCAATGCTCGAAGAGTCAAGCGCGCGCGGCGTTCCTGTGACGCCTGAACTTGCACGCGCTGTCTCGATCATCGCGGCGAAGTTGATGCAGTCCGATTCGCCGAGGATGCAGAACGCAGGCGCGAAGTTGGTGATGTCGGCGCTGAAACACAATCTGGAACTGCACCAGTTTGCAGACAAGGCCGCGCGGCTCGATGCCGGCCAAGCAACCGAGCGCGTCGATACGCCGATCAAGTTCATCAAGGGCATCGACGGCGACGCGCTGTAGTTCAACGCGGCGATAGACTGAGCGCATCTCAGGAGGTGCGCGATGCCGATAGATCCCGAGGAGTTCAGGGAAGTGTTGCGCGAACTTGTCGCGCAAGGCTCGATCATCGAACACGATGGGCGCTTCTACGCTCGCGGCTTCGAGCCCGAGGAAGCGCGCAAGGCGCGCGACGGCGAGGAACCCTTCGAGTTGATCGCCGGGCCTCTCGACGGCGCTAGGATCGGACTCACGCCGAACTGCACCCATGCCGTATTCTTCATCGGCGCTTCATGGGTGATCTACGTTCGATATGGCGACGGGCGTCGCATGATGCACATCGGCAACTGTGAAACGGAAGAGCAAGTCGATAGGCTGATCGAAGATGACGAGTAAGGCTACCGAGTTTGAACCGATCGGCGCGCATCGTGCGCTGTGGAGTGCGCGTGATCCGCGCGTCCTGGTCGAGGGCCCGGCTGGCACGGGCAAGACTCGCAACGAACTGGAGCGCATCAACGCGCTCGCGTTCAAGTACCCGAACTCGCGGCATCTCATCTGCCGAAAGACTCGAGCAAGTATGAGCGAGTCGGTACTGGTGACATGGGAGCGCGACGTACACGCCGAAACGATGCACCTCTTCGGCACAGTGCGCAGGGCGAACCGCGAGGCGTACCAGTACCCAAACGGCTCGATCGTTGTAGTCGGCGGACTCGACAAGCCAGAGCGAACGTACTCGGCGGAGTATGACACGATCCACGTCTTTGAGTCGATCGAGACAACGGAGGACGAAGTTCAACAACTCCTGCGCGCCTTGCGCTCTGGCAAGATGCCGTATCAGCAACTCGTGTGCGACACGAATCCGGGAAGCGAGCGGCACTGGTTGAACATGCGCGCCAATGCTGGCTGGTTCAGGCGCATCGTCACGCGGCTCGAAGACAATCCGCGCTTCTGGGCCGGCAATGACTGGACGCATGATGGGCGGCAGTTCCTATCGAGTCTTGAGGCGCTAACTGGGCATCGGCGTCTGAGACTATTCGAGGGCAAGTGGTGTAGCACCGAAGGACTCGTCTATGACGACTTCGACGCCGCTACCCATATCATCGACTCGATGCCGGACGGCTGGCAGAACTGGCGCAAGTTCAGAGCGATCGACTTCGGCTTCGTCGATCCGTTCGTTTGCCAGTGGTGGGCAGACAGCGGCGAGGCGCTGTATCTGTATCGTGAGCTGTACATGTCAGGCCGCATCGTCGAGGATCACGCACGCCAGATCCTCGACCTATCACGAGGCGAGGACTATGTGGCGACAGTGAGCGACCATGCCCGAGAGGATCGAGAGACGCTGCACCGCTACGGCGTGTTCACAAGTCCGGCTGAGAAGGACATCGACCGAGGCTGCGATCTAGTACGCTCACGGCTACGGATTCAACCGAACGGCAAGCCGAAGCTCTACATCTTGTCGCAGGCGCTCGCCGAATCGGATCGCAGGCTTGCGGCATCGAAGCGACCGACATCAACCCGTGAAGAGTTCGACGCTTACATCTGGGAGTCGAGGCGAGACGGGCAGGCGAAAGAGCGACCGCTTGACCGAGACAACCATGGTATGGACGCCATGCGGTACGCTGTATGCGCCGCCGAAGGCATCGGCATCTCGCAACCGTATCTCGGAGTCATTGACACATGGGACTGATCGACAACTTGCTCAAAGCAATGCGCCGTGAGCCTACCGAGGTTGACCGTGAATACACGGCATCGACGATCAGGACAGGCGACGAGCTCCAGAACACGCAAGCATCGACGAACCCGAAGGACTTCGCACGAGTCGGCAGAGCGCTCGCAGGCAGCGTCTACAACGCCGCCACGCTCGTCGCCCGTGAAGCGGCGAAGGGCGAGATGAAGCTGTATCGCAAGAAGTCCGGCGTGCGTGGTGCGAAGGCGATGCAAGCCAACGCCGCCGAAGATATCGAGCAGGTGACAGAGCATCCCGTACTTGATCTGTTGCATGATCCAGATCCGAGCACGACCTACTGCGACTTCATGACGCTCGTGTACTGGTATCGAGAGGTGACAGGCAAGGCGTATATCTGGGTCGGCGGCGAGAAGCCAGTCGGCCTGTTCCTGCTGCACCCACAGTACACAAAGCCGATCGTCAAGAAGGGCATCGGCATCGAAGAGTTCCTGTACGGGCGCGACAATCTCACGCCGATGCGTGTGCCTGCATCGCAGGTCGTTGTGACTCGCTACATGCCTGATCCGTTCGCACCGTGGGACGGAGTATCGTGGGTCAATAGCATCGAGCAATACGCCGACATGGAAAACGCCGCAGTCATGTCGGAAGTGCAGCGCTGGAAGAACAGCGGGCAGTACGGCATGATCGTCAAGGCCCCGGCAAGCTACAACGATCAACAGCTCAAGCAGCTTGAATCGTCACTGAGAGGCAAAGGCGGCCCGCTTGCTGCAGGCCGTGCGCTGATCGTTCGAGATCTCGAAGTGGTCGAGGCGGGAAGCAAGCCGCACGAGATGAACTATCTCGAAGGGCTTGAGCAGGCCGAGCGTGCGATCTATCGAGCGGCGGGCGTGCCCGAGGCGATCTGGAAGTTGAACGATGCGAATCTAGCGAGCGCATCGGCTGCCGATCCGATCTGGCAGCGCAACATCTACGAGCGGCAGCAGCGAGTGGCGCAGGACTTGACCGAGTGGTTGCTGCCGATGTTCGGCATCGAGCCCGGCACGATGTGGTTTGCGTACGACAACCCTTCGCAGGACGATGTCGAGCTACAGACGAATCGCATGGCGGCAGGCTTCACGAACGGCGCGGTGTACTTGAACGAGTACCGTCAGGCGTTGGGCTTGAACCCGTTGCCCGATGAGCAGAACGTACTCGGCAAGCCGCAACCGATGCCGATGATGCCGAGCGCACCGATCCCCGTGCAGGAGATCGAAGAGCCTGAGGAAGAAGAGATCGAGGAAGAAGAGATCGAAGACGAGGAGATCGTCGATGAAGAGATCAGCGAGAAGGCGCAGCGATACCTCGACGCTATCGAGCGAATCCGTGCCGAGCGAAAGTCTCATGACGGTGGAGCCGATGTTTCAGCGGCAACTGGCGAACCTGCTGGCGGCACGCCTGCTGATGCTAGTGGCAAGGCGGCAGATCGAACCCCACCACAAGGCGCAAGGGAAGAAGCTGAGCGTGGACTCGCATGGCGACAAGAGTACGGACGAGGCGGCACTGCTGTCGGAGTGGCTCGAGCCCGAGACATCGCCAACGGAGCGAACCTGAGCGATAGCACGATTATGCGCATGGTGAGCTACTTCGCACGGCACGAGGTTGACAAGCAGGGCCAAGGCTGGAGCCAAGGCGAAGAAGGCTACCCGTCAGCGGGTCGCATCGCTTGGGCGCTTTGGGGCGGAGATCCCGGCAGGACATGGGCGAACGCCGAAGCGGCGAAGATCGACGACGATGAAGAGAAGATGTGCGGCGATGAGAAGCGATGCCAGCCTGAGTCGAAGGTGATCGACGGCGAGAAGATCAAGCCGCCGAGCGAGCTGACCGAGGCCGAGCTTGCATTGCTCGCCGAGCGCCTGCGTCCATTCATGCACGGCGACAAGGCCGAGGAGCCTGTCGCACAAGTCGCCGACGAAGGCCCGATCAATCCCGAGGTGGTCGAGGTCGAGCCGATGCCGATCGACGCTGCAGAGTGCACATGCTCGAAGTGCATCGACATCAAGGCGACACCCGACGACGAGGATCGCCTCACGCCGAGCGAGAAGATGCAGCGTGAGATCAAGCGTGCGCTCGAGTTGTGGATGCAATCGGCGCTGCTCAATGCGATCAGCTCGCTTGGCATGGACGGCAAGTTCGACGAGTCGGCGTTCGATCCGAAGAAGCTCGAAGAAGTGACCAAGCGAGTCATCGAGCGAGCGTTCGAGGCAGGCGCATCGGCGAGGCTTGACGCATCGGGTATGCGTGATGTGCCGCCGCTGTCGTCGAATCCGGCCCGTGACTACATCGCCAAGTACAACTTCGAGCTAGTGCAGGGCGTGACGAACACAATGAAGGATCAGCTGCGCAATGCGATCGACCGTGAGCTTGTGAAGGGCGAGAAGCTCGAAGGCTTCACGCTGAACCAGTTGCAAGAGCGCATCACGAACGAAGTGGCGAACATGCCCGAGAACCGTGCCGAAGTCGTGGCACGCACCGAGACCGCTCGTGCTTATGCGCACGGTTCGATGAAACAGGCCGAGGAGCTTGGCTTCGACAAGAAGTACTGGAGCTTGGGCGGCAACCCGTGCGGCTTGTGCCAAGCGGCTGCGGCGACGTTCGGCAAGAACAATGCGATACCGATCGGTCAGCCGTACTACAGGCCGGGCGAGACGATCATCGGAACAGACGGCAAGGCGTACACAGTGAAGATGCCGATCATGGCACCGAGCGACGTGCATCCGAACTGCGTGTGTGTCAACATCGAGGAGATGTCAGAATGAACAGCGAATACATCGGCGCTGCTATCGAGCGCATGACTAAGCACTTGACCGACAAGGGATACAAGGCGGCGGGCAAGATCGCAATCAAGAACGTACACGGTGCGCCAGAGCTGGCGATGCCGACGAAGGCCGGGCCGTTCGAGATCCTGTCATGGGCGACACGCAATACCGTAGACATGGAAGGCGAAGTCGTGCTGCCCGAGGGCGCTGACACATCGTACTTCTCAAAGAATCGCACGCTGTTCGTGGATCACGAGTACGACATCATGAAGGCCGTAGGCAAGATGCGCAACATGAAGATGACGCCGCAAGGCTGGCTGCTGCGTGGTGCGCTCGTGAACAATCCCGAGAACCCGTATCGCAATCAAGTGCAGAGCTTGGCCGAGGCAGGCAACATCGGCATGAGTATCGGCTTCGAGGTTCTTGATGCGTCAGCGCCGACTGCCGAAGAGCGCAAGGCGTATCCGAATGCACGAGGCATCATTCGTGCGTGGAAGCTGCTCGAAGTCAGCTACACGGCGATGCCGATGAATCAGGATTGCCAGAGCGACATGGTTCCGATGACGCAATCAGAGCCGGCTAAGGCGATGCGTCGAGTGGTTATTCTCTGAGCTTGTTATTCTGATTCTTGTCTCTGCGGCAAAGTCCGAGGACGGCGGCGATAAGCCCCACGATCCTGCACAGCGTCTCAAGAGTGGCACACGCACACTTAGGAGGCCTGTCAATGGACTGGTCGAAAGTGCTGAACTTTGCGAAGAAGGAAGGCTACACGGGCAGCGACACCGACGCCGCGTCCGTGCAGGGATATCTTGCGTCGAAATCAATCACGCTCGCCGACGCTGACGGCAACGATCTCGATCTCGTTGCACTTGCGGCGAAGCCCGTGGAACCTGAGCCCGTCGCTCAGGTCGAAACCGATATCAAGTCGATCGAGACACTTTCACAAGAGAACGAAGCCCTGCGTGAGCAGGCACGACAGGCGGCATCGGCGCTCGTAAACGCCGGAGCCGTTCCTGCCGCAATCATCAAGGAGAAGACAATGAAGTCCGACATCAGCAAGAAGATGTACGATGCGAAGCCGAAGAAGGCTTTCGTCGATGCGGATCAGGCCGAGATCTTCGGCGCAACCGCTCGCCTCTCGATCATGGGAGGCAAGAACTATGCTCAGAAGTCCAACGACATCGAGATCGCCAAGAAGGGCCAAGTCGAGTTCGACAACACCCTCGGCGGTTACCTCGTGCCCGAGGAGTTCGTCGCTCAGTTGATCTACGCCACCGAGCCTTACGGCACGGCCCGCAAGGTTGCGAATGTGGTTCGCATGGCCCGTGATCTGACCCGTGTGCCTCGCAAGACCGGCATCGCCACGATGTCTTGGGCGGGCGAAGGCCAGAGCACGAGCGTCAGCAACAACGGATACGACAATGTCGAGCTCGCCGCTCGCAAGCTTCAGCTTCTGATGCAGGCCTCGAACGAGCTGCTTGACGACGCTGCGGTGAGCGTTGCCGACGATCTCGCCGCCTCGATGCGTGAAGCGTATGACAAGGCGATCGACGAGGCGTACTTCAACGGCGACGGCACCAGCACCTACGGCGGCTACATCGGCCTCAAGAATGCGCTCCCGTCCGCTGCGTATGTCGATGCCTCGGGAACCTCTTGGTCAGCGATCACCAGCGCCGACTTCACCAAGGCGCTCGGATCGCTTGAGAACGTGGACTCCTCGCGCATCGCCATGGTGTGCAGCCGTCAGTTCTACTTCCAAGTCATGCTGCGTCTGGAGAAGGCGACGAGTCAGTTCAAGGATCTCGCAGGCCCGGCGCTCGCCGGCGCTGATGCGTCCTTCCTTGGCTACCCGGTCTACTTCTCGCAGGTCATGCCGACCGCTTCGGCCTCGACCACGAAGAGCGTGTACATCGGCGACTTCGTCGGCGGTTCTATCGTCGGCGAGCGTCGTGACTTGACGATCGCTTCGAGCGAGCACTACGCCTTCAACACCGACACTTGGACTTGGCGTGCGACCGCTCGTGCGGCGATCGCTATCCACGGTGACGGTCGTGGCTCGACTTACGGCAACATCGTCGCACTCGAAACCACCTAATCTGTAAACTCTCACACAAGGAGATCAATCTATGGTTCTCGGAACTCTCAGCAAATCCATCGTCGTGACTCCCTCGGCGACGGTTGCGACGAACGCCACAGCTTCGGCTGGCCCGTTCGACATCGCAGGCTTCGACTCTGTGCAGATCAAGTGCATCCACCAAGCGGCGACCAACTCTTCAGCTTCGGCGAAGTGGGCTACGCTCGATGTGCTTGTCGGCGACACCACGACCTTCTCCAGCGCTACTGCTGTCAACGGTCTGGTCGGCACGACCAACTCGACGGCGAGCACTTCGCAGTTCGTGCTCGGCGTTCACA